AAACCTGACGCGTCGATGCCGGCCAGTCCCGACAATCCCGCCATGAATTGTGCGTATGGCAGCGCCACAGTTCGCCCCGACTGACCGAGGGCAACGAGATCGCCGCCCGTCGGCGAGCCAGCCACGGGAAGCGAAGCGATATTCAAGGGAGTCGCCGTTGCGGACAGGGTTCCCTTCGCCAAAAGCAGGTTCGCTCCCAGCGTTAATGCCTCTGGCGGTCCGGATCCGGCGGTACTCCGACCCAGCAGGCGTCCTTGCGGCACCGCCAACGCCGGCTGCAACCCCGCAACAACCTGGGCCCGCGTGGCCTTGCGGGCGACTCCGTTCTGGCTAAGCATTAGAAAATCGGCGTCGCCGGCAGCCCTGGCCGCATCCAGTTGTTCTATTGTGGGCATCGGCTTAGCCTCCAATGAGAATCGGGTTGCCAGCCTGATCCGTCACGACCGCACCGTTCGCAGTGCTCAGGCCGCTCGCCGGTGGCGCGGCGGACACAAGCGCAAGTACTGGCAAATATATGGCCCGGCCGATCGTGCGGCCGGCAGCAGTCCCGAGCGTCACCTGAACCGAGTACACCGTTCCAACGCTCCCTCCGGCAAACCAAAGGACTGCCACCGCGCCGTCGGCAGCCGACGACATCAATGTCAGTTCGCTATCGGTCGATGGCGCGACGTGCACGTCGATCGACGAGATCGAATCGCTGTCGTGGCCGGCGAGCGCCGCTGAGATATCGAGTTCGTAGTCCAGGACGTCGTCCGGATCCTTGGCTGGCCACGCCAGCGGCGCCGGCGCCACCGCCAGGCTGCCGCGCGGCACCGGCACGAAACCGTCGAGCACCACGCGACGCGCGTTGCTCGGACGCATCACTTTCGCAGCGACCGTGGGCATCTCTTTGCTCCCGAGAGTAAGGGCGTCAGGCAGGGGTTTGCATAAGTGCAAGCTTTGCCTGGAGATCAGCAATCTCAGCGACCAAATCGGCAAGTCTTGGCGGCATGGGGACCGGTTGCGGCGCTGGAGGCGCTGCGAACCCCCCGCCCGCGGCCGCCACCCAGCCCACCTGGACGTCGTTGCCCGTCACGTCGGCCCAGCTCAGCGACGGGTGGAACAACGTGGCGATGTCGGTGCCCGTCGTGACAAGCTCCCTCACCACATTGCCTTCGATGCGCGCATAGGTTTTCATGGGAAATCTCCGCTTGGTCGCATTCAGTATTCGACCACCACGAGCCCGGATGCGCCGTTGCCGCCCGCCGCCCCGATGCCGCCGCCAGGCAGACTGCACCCGCCGCCACCGCCACCGCCGCCGTAACCGGGTGCAGCAACACCGGGCATACTTCCAGTCGCGCCCCGTCCGCCGCCGGGCCCGCCGCCATCGCCGCCACGGCCAGCCTCTATCACGCCGTCCGTGCCAAAAGCGCCCGCCTCGTTGATATCGCCGCCGACACCGCTGCCTCCGTTGCCGCCGGCACTTGGCACTGCGACGACGCCGCCACCGCCGCCGGCGCCCCCAGTGGCAGAAACCAGCGTCGCGAAGCTGGACGTGCCGCCCGCGCCACCTGCCGCTGGCCAACCCCAGACCTGTCCACCAGCTCCTACGGTTACGAAATACGCTGCACCGGGGATGAGCCCGGTCAAGACGCGAACCGCCCGTCCTCCCGCGCCGCCGCCGCCGCCGGGCAGCGCGGCATGCATGCCCCCGGCGCCGCCGCCGCCGATCAAGGTCACCTTGGCGCGCGACACCCCGGACGGCACGATAAACCAGCCACTCGACGAAAAGGCCTGCAAGGACGCGAAGCCCGGCCGCAGTTCAGGCAACCGGTAGGCAATCAGCGGCGCCGACGGATAGGGCGCAATGTTGCTGGCATCGATGGCAGCCTGCCCGTAGGACACCGTGACCACGGCAATTCCGACCCATCCCGCATCAAGCGGCGGCGGTACCTGCGTGCCGCTCGGCACAGCTGCGCCAGGCCGCACCTGCAGCTGCACACGCTGTACACGCGATGTTGGCTGTGCCGCACCCGAGTTCGACGGTCCCATCCAGGGCTGTACGGGATTCGCGGCATTGTAGTACGGCAGCACGGTCGCGTTCACGTCAGCCTCTTGGAAGGCCGCCTCGACGAGCCAGGCAATGCTCTGGCCCGCCGTGCCGGGTGCCGACAGCGTGAACGACGTCGACACAAGATTGATGCCCATCTTGACGAGCGGTTCCGCATCGGCCGGCAGCGTTCCGAATGCCGCCGGGTCAACTACGGAAATCGCGGTGATCGAGCCCGGTCCGACGACAACACTCATCGACGCCGGTGCGCTTGGCGACACCGCCAACCCGTCACAAACGGTGCCAGTCCCGAGGGTCGTCCGCAGCAACGCCCCAAGACCGACCATCATGTTGCGGTTGGTAGCGAGCAGATCCGTATCGAGCGGAATACTGCCAGGATAAACGATCGTGCGATCCATGACTGCCCTCAGTTGGAGATTCGCATCCAGGCGATCGCGGAAACGGGCATCGCCCCGGCAACTGCGGCCGCAATGTCCTCGTCCGTCACCCGGCCGGTCATCATCTCGAGGCTGGCGTAGCAGAACGCCCCGCCGCCCCAACCGCCCGAAGGTCCGCCCCAGCCCACCACGTCCGCCAGAGTGCCGCCCTTCTGACGAAACGCAGTGACCAGGCACTGGAACGGCATCCGGAGGCTGCCCCATGCGCCGGCTTCACCCCAGCCGCACGCCACACCCCAGGCCTTGGTGTCGGCAGCCCGTGCCGGCTCGAAGATCAGCGGTGACCGTCCGGTCAGGTCCTGGAGCGCACCACGCAGCGCCTCCCTCGTCGCGTGAACGCGGCGCAACTCCAGGCCAATTGCCCGGCGGTAAGCGGTATCGTCCTGCGCCACCCGCCGGCACAATCGTGTGCCGAAGAAGTCTGTCGCGATCATATCCAGAAAGCTGCCGCTCGCAGTCGCAATGCGGGTCTGCCGACGAACAAACTCGAGCTGCTCGTACGCCGTTGTCCACAATGCCGCGAAGCCGGTCAGCGTCGCATCCAGCACCGGCGCCGTGTCGGCGAACCAGCGCGCCGGCAGCAGCGCGCGCAGCCGACTGACCATGTCGGTCCGATCTCCAATCATCGCATTCGCTCCCGCCGCATCAATCAACGACGATGCTTGCTGCCTTAACAACGGCCGCCGCTCCCGGCAGGAAGTCTTGCGTTCCCCCGTTCACCAATACCTCACGCACGTTGGTAATCGCGGCGTGCGCGTCATAGGCGATCTGCGTCAAACGCGACCACGCCAGCGGCGCCCCGATGGGCAGCGTATTGACGTAGCCAGTGATTCTCTCGACCACCGCCCTGCGAGCGTCGCCGAGCTGCGTGCGATCGCCGACCGCGATCGTCAACGATATCTGTGCCCCCGCCACCACCGGCCGTCGCACCGAAAAGCTCGACCCGATCGGCCGGACTGCCTCGACCGCCGCCGTGACCGTCGCCAGTAGCGAGTCCGGCGGCGCGCCCGAGCCGTCGTCAATCGTCAGCGTGAAGCAGCCCATCCGCCGAGAGCCGTCCGGCCCTTCGTTTTCTGCGAGGGCAAACTGTAGTCCCTGCTGCACGGCGGTAACCGCGTAGCCTACAGCACGAGGTGTCGCCCGCGACCGGCTGTCCATGAAGTTGAGGAACCTTGCCCGCAGGGCAACGTCGCTCTCGGCGTCAAGGCCGCCAACCAGCGGAGTCGAATTCCCGACGGTGTCCACGCCCGGCAACGCGCTGGCGATCAGCGAGATCGCACCGGACTGCACGTTGCCAGCGCTTCCCGGAACGGTCGCTGCCACCGGAACCGTCATGTCTCTCTGTCCCGCACCAAGCAGGTAGCCATTCTGCGCGGCAGACCATGCCGGATGTGCGACGTCTGAAAGCACAGCGAAGGTTTGCGCCGCATCGCCGGTCCGGACCTCGGTTCCAGTCGCTACCAGCGCCGTAGCTGCAGGCACAAAGCGCGAGAACGTGACGGAACCGTGCGATGACACGGCGCCCAGCCGGGCCAGTCCAAAATCCTCGACCCACGTATCCAGGTCACCAGCCTCGCTGGTGGCAGCTCGCGTCGTCCGCAAGACCTGCAAGATCAGCCATTGCATCCAAAGCCCAACGGCCGCGCTCGACTCAAGCATGGCCCGCAAGGTCGAACCGACCGAGAGATCCACGAGCTGTCGCGCCGATCCCTGCACGGCAGCGGTTGCGGTAGCAACCATATTGGTGAACGTCTGCAGCTGCAATTGCATAGCTCAGGCCCCGTCACCCAGTGTAAATCGCAACACCTGTGTCTCGCCCGACGCCGCATCGGCATACTGAACGCGCACAAACACCATGCCACCAGAACACGACTGCACTTCGATCACCGGCTCTGGCGTTCGCGCAACGGCGCTCTCCTTGAAGATTTGGCTGCGGATCACCGCGCGGATGCGCGCCGCATCCGCGGGCTGACCGACAAACTGTGCCAGTCCGGCGCCGTATCCGGGATGCCAGACATAATCGCCGGCATTGGTCAACAGCCGCCGCAAGACGCGCTGCTGCCCGAGCACCGCTCCCGCAGCGGTCGCAAGATCTCCTGTCGGCCCGACCGCGAGGTCAGCGCCGAACTGATGCCGCAGATCGGGCATTGGTGTCGTCCGTCCTCAGTCCTGGAGGTTTGGGATGGCGCCTAAACTCGTGTGCACATGCCCGTCGTACCGTTCGCGCAGGCGTGCGAGCGAGCCTTGCCGGTCATACACGTCGCCGTCGACGTGAAGGTCTCCCTGGACGCGCACCGTACCGTCGTTGCGTAGCTGCACAGCCGCACCGTTCCGGTGCATCAGCCACAATTCGCCCGCCGGTACCGCCGGAGGTCGTGACGCATCGCTGAAAGTCGCACCGACGATCACCCCATGCTCGGCATCGCCTTCCTGCGGCACCACCAGCACCTGCTGGCCGGGCTCCGGAAGACACACGACCCCCCAACCCGCCCCGGTCCAGGACGATAGCACCGGCAGCCAGCCCGTCAGCACACCCTCCGGCTGCAGCGCCACCCGCGCCGCATAGCGCGCAGGATCGACGCTTGCCACCAGGCCGAAGCGAGGCTGTCCGTTGCCACGGTCCAGAGACGCCGCCTGCGCCTTCAGCGTGTTCAGGAGCCGGTCCATACCGCAATCACCTTGTCTGCGGGCGCCGTCGCCTCGCCTGGGTTCGATGTATTCCGCGCATGCAAGCATTGCGTGAAGCCACTCGAATGGTGGAACCGGCGCACAACCCCATCCAACCAATAGGTGCGATCAAACTCAGTGCCGGTTCCCTGCAGAAGGATCTGCTGGCGCGGTGCGAGAGCGAGTTCGCCCGGCATCTCGGCCACCATCACCCGCTCGTGCCGTGTCAACTCGGCAAGTCTTCGCTGCGCGAGCTTCAGCGCCTCGTCGGGTGTCAGGTTCGGAACGATGTAGACGTATCGCTTCACCTGCCCCCGCGACCCGCGCGACGGCGGGGTGCGCGCTGTCTGCACGTATGAGCGCGCGGTTCGGCTGTGCCAGCTCTTCACCGTCACCTCAATGTCACATGCAAGCGTCAGTGCTCGCTCGATGCGCAGGGAAATCAGCTCCTCTTGTTGCAGGACCACAGGCGCCGTCGGCGGGTCCGGAGCCCGGAAGCAGAGCGTTGTTTCGCTCACCCACACGTCGAATCCCTCATACTGCGCAAGTGCGACCAACAGGTCCCATTCGGTGGTAGCGCGCGCGAAGCCGCCCAATACGATCCTGTCGTGCTCGAGCTGCCAGTAGCGTCCCACCGGCGTCTTCGTCACCTGCACATCAACGTCGAGCCCGTGCCGACTGGCCAGTATCGTGGCAATCTCGCTCGACGTGCGGTTAGCAAAGGTTTCCTGCGTGCGGGCTTCGATCAGGCCGGCGCTGAGGTCGCGCCCACGCATCCGAAGTACGTTTCGCATCGGCTCGACCTCGATTGTATCAATTTCTCCGCGCAACATGCGTTGATAGGAGCCGCCAAGCGAGATTTCGATGTCGATCAGCACACTGTCCTGTGCCGCCCACCACGCGGCGCCTCGGCTGGGATCCGCCGACAAGGCAACGCCGACGCTGAAACGGTCGGCCGCATAATGGTTGTTGCTCGCGACCTCGGCCTCAAAGGCGCCGGGCAATGGCACACCGTTCGCTGCCACGCGAAGCTGCGGTTGCCTTACCGCGGCAACCGAGCGAAACAACTCGCTACTGAGTTGCAATCCCGCCTCCCGCGTCAGGATCACGCGACGGTATGCTCAGCGTCACGATCCCTTCCAACATCGGATCTGACAGACCATTGAGCTGTGCGATCCGAATCCACTGAGTTGCATCGCCGAGCTGGTCCGCTGCGATTCGGAACAGATTTCCGCCGGTCACCGTGATTGTGCGCACGACACCTCACCCCTCGGCGTTTGCCAGGTTCACCTCTGCGCGTCGCACGTAGCCGCGCCCGTTCGCCAAGGACGCGAGTTGCCCGGCAAGGCCCGTGGTCTCGTTCAAACCGCCGGCGCCGGCGGTCGTCGCGCCGTTCATCCGTGCCTCGGTCACCGCCATCTGCGTGTCGAATTGCGCTGACGTGGCAGCCAGGGATTCCCGGGATTTGCAGAACGCCGCACTGCCCCGGGTCGTCCCTTCGATGGCCGCGATCGAGGAAAGGGCTGCGCCGACTCCGATACCTGTGCCGAAACCGTCCGCCATTGCAAGATCGCCAGTGAGCGACGAAGCAAGCGAAAGCACCGCTTCCGCCACCCCCTCGACTTCGTCACGCAGCACCCTGCAGGCAATGCGATACGGGATCCAGTTCTGCCTCACATAGTCAGCCTGGAAGTCCGCGATCAAGACGCTGTAGAAATACCAGTTCCAGGTCAGCGGCCACACCGCTCCATTGACCCGCATGAAATCCAGTGCCCGCGCCCGCACCGTGGCATCCTCGCCGGAAAAGACACCGCACCAGGTGATGTCGGCATCGTCGCGCCCGAGCGCATCAATTACCCGTGCTCCGCTGGCGAGCCGGTGCACCGACAGGCGCTGCGCGCCTCCCCAGTGTATCCGTTCGGGCATTTCGAAGTTTTGGAACAGGATCGGTCCAAGCAGCAACGCGGCTTCTGACATGCTTCAGGTTCCGTGCATGGAGCCGGGCCACGCCAAACCCAGCCGCGAATCGAATCCGGTCACCCCGGTTTGCGGGCGATCTGCCTCTCGCGCGAGATGGTCTGCCATCCAACGCCCCATCCGGGTGCCGTCAAGGTACACGTCGCCCTGAACCGGCCCGGCTGCGGCCGACGAAGCGACCGGCGCCGCCGCTGGCTGCGAAGCCGCAAGAGTTGGTGCGAGCCGCAGCGGCGCCTCAATCCTTGGCGCAACCTCGGCCTGCTCCGGCGCCAGCGAGGGCGGAAGTGGCCCTCCTTCGCCAGGTCGCGCAAAATGCTGATGAAGCGCCACCATTACGTCAGCCCGTCTCGGGACCTGCGTCGCCTCGGTCTCGACGGCGGAGGCAGCGCCCTCTCGCGCACCAGCACTGAGCGTCTCGCTAACCGCAACCGGCCCCGGCGGTGCCGCCGGAGCAAAATCCGCGTAGCGCATCATTGTCCGGAAACCTGCAGGTTGCGCTGCCGGTGCGACGCGCTCGGGTGGCGGCGGCGCCGTGGGCAGGGGAGCAGTCGCTACAACCGGAGCGTGAGAATCCGGAGCCTCTCGGAGAGGCATTGCCTGCATCGCGCCCCAAACAGGAAGGTTATCGCTAAAACCATCCCGCGGCGAGGGCACGGACACTGCCGTGGATTCCCCACCTGCCGGCGCCGTTACGAGCAACGCCGGAGCACTCGCAGGCAGTTGCGGCGTCAGTGCCTCTGCACGCGCTGGCCGGTCAGAAGGCTCCGCGGTCGGTTCGCGCGCCTCCGCTTGCGGCCGCCCCTGCTCGCGCGCCGGCTGCCCCGCTGCCGCCGGCATCGCCAAGCCCGCGCCCAGATCGCGCAGGGCCTGCAGGTTTCCCGTCGTCGCCGCGAGCGCCCGGTCGAATGTCGCAAGGTCCCGACCGATCGAGGAAAGTCCGCCGGAGATCCCGTTCTCCAGGACTAGGCGAATTCCAACCACATAAGCTTCCTCCATCACCGCCTCCCGAACGCCGCCGCCACCGCATCGCCGACAGCAGCAGCAACGCCGACCGCGTGCCCCGCCCCCACCCTGCGCAACACGGGCTTGGGCGCCTCGCCAACGGTGCCCACCTCGCGACGCAGCAGTGCGGTGGAATGCGATCCAATTGCGGTCCCGGATTCGTCCGACGCCACGTGCAGATCAACGCCGGTCGCAATTCCAGCCGCCACAGCAATCACTTCGGCCTGCACACCCAGCGCAGCCCGCGCGACCGCCTCCACGTCCACCCGCGCGACAAGCCGTGCCAAATCGAGAGGAGTCATGCCCGCTCCTTCCACCGCATCGCAGCGAAATCGAAGTCTCCGCCGTCGAGCGTACCCAGCGCGACGACCCATGCGAGCCGCTCATCTGCTGGCAGACTGAACGCCACGTCAAACGGCACCCCGTTCCGGACCAGGTAAAGGCAGTCCACCAGATCGGGGTGCCGGCTCAGTTTCCCACGAGGTCTCCAGCGACCGA